TTCGATCCAGCAGGCGCCAATGCCGGATCGAATGCCGTGGACGCGCAACTGGAGTTGCCGCAAGTGGTGACGCCGAGGGGATACACCCCGCGGCCCTACATCGACCAGCCCGTCTCGCTCCTCAATTCGAGCGGACTCCCCAATGCGGTCCAGGAACCCGGAGAAGGTCCGGGAGGATTGTTGACGCAGGAGCAGTTGAAGAAAAGGGCTGGCGGGTACATCCCATCGAAGTACAAACCACCGGGGTTGATAACAGTATGAACAATCTAGGATTCACAGGGTCTTATGACCCGAGACAGAACGCCAATCAATTCTACGGCGGGTATGACCCTGCGGGAACGCAGGGGGCGCCCCAGATGGCCGCGCCTCATTCCGGGGACATGAGCAGCTTCGGCGGGGAGAGCGATCCGATGTCTTTCATGGCAGAGGGGACGTATGCGCCAGCGGGTCCAAAGTTTGCCCAAGCCCCCAAGAAGAAAGCCAAGTGGCGAGGCAAGGCCAAGGCGGGACTGGAAGGTTTCGCCGCCGCTACGGCATCTGCGCCACCCATCCAACACCATCGTTTCGGTAGCATGAACGGACTCCTGGGAGGGTAATATGCCAAATCCATTCGGACTCATCGGCGGGGGATTGAAGCGCACGGGCGGACTCCTTGGCTCAGGACTGCAAACCTTGGGGCGGAACTTCGACAAGAATGCCGCAGGCGGCATCGACATCGCGATGGGAGACGAGTACACCCCCGAGATGCGGCGCGGGATGCGTGGCAACGCCGTCATGGCTATGGGCCAAATGCTGGCCACCCAAGGACGCACTCCTATTCAGGAGGGGTTGCAGAAAGGCCAGCAGCAGGCTCTGGGCGCGTGGAAGATTGGCCAGGAACGGAAGCAGCAGAAAGAGGGGCAAGCCGTGGCCGCGGACGTGGCGCGGCAGTTGAGCTTGGGGGAGGGTGGCGGATCGCAGCAGGCACCCACTCCCATAAATACGGCGCCCGTGCAGAACCCCGGACTGGCTCCTGGAATGCCCAACATCCAGACGCCCCCGGTGGCGCCCCCGCCCGATCCCGCGGCGATGATCAAGAATGAGATTGCCAAGATCACGGGACAGGCCAAAATGTTCCGCAACATTGCGATCAAGTACGGGGCCATCGGCAACAACAAAGTGGCCGATAAGTACATGGCCGATGCTCTCGACGCCGAGAAGCTCGTACAACAATATCAATTGAAATTGTTTGAGATGGCGCCGCAGGAAACAGGCGCGTTGACCGAGGCAATGGTCGATGGCAAACGCGCCTATTTGCAGAACGTGAAAGGCGGCGCCCCCAAGGTCTTCGGCGGCGGGACGCCACTGCCGCAGTACGAGAACGTCAACGTGAAAGACAAGATTCTGCGGGTGGACAAGACTGCCGCGGGACCGGAAGGTGGATACACCATCGGGCGGGATCCCAACGATGTCATCCAGGCGAAGATCCAGCAGGACACGCTGAACGAAAACATCGCGGAGAACCAACGCAACTTCCCGTTGCGGGAGCGTCAGGTGGCGGCATCGGAGAGCCAAGCCAATACGGCGCGGGGGAACCTCACCGTCCACCAAGCCCAACTCGAGATCGCCCAAGCCAAGGAGATGCGGGACGCGATAGTGGCCAAGGCTCCCAAGACCCTCTCCGGGGATGCGGCGAAGACCTACGCCATTGCGTCCACCATGCAGCCGGAACTGCAAGCCCTCAGGCAGGCGTATGTCGAGCAGGGGGTGGCGGCAAGCCGGGGCATCTCCAAGGGAACCAATCGCGTGCTGATCGATCTGGTCGATAGCATCAGCGACAAGATTGGGCGCCTGCGGTCTGGTGGCGCCATCGGTGAGGTGGAAGCGGAGCGTTTCCTCTCCCAGATCCACCACTGGACAAACAGCCTGCCGTTCTCCGGGCCGCAGGACTCGATCAAGGGTATTGACCGCTTGATGCGCGAGTCGCAACTGGTGATCCAAGGCATCGACCCCACCGGATCGATGAGCGGGGGCAAGAGCGCGGCGCCGATCAAGAACGAGAACGAGACCGATGCGGAACTGGAGAAGCGCGGAGTGAAGTGGAAGTGATCCTATGGCAGATGAAGAACAAGTCGAAATAATCTCCAGCAGTGGAAAGCGCGGGTTCGTGAAACGCTCTGGCCTTGACGCCGTTCTGGCTGTTCCGGGGACCAAGCTGGCCAACGCTCCTGCGCCTGCGCCTGCGCCTACTGGAGAGAAGCAGTACGAGATCGTCTCCCCGAGTGGAAAGCGCGGGACCGTTGGAGAGTCCAACCTGAAGGGGGTGTTGCAGGCAGGAGCGTCCCTCTACAAAGCCCCGATGCCACAATCAGAAGCCTTTGAACTCGGTGGCCAGCAGGGTCTCACTTGGGGAACCGCGGACGAGATGATCGCAGGGGGGAGCGCAGGGCTGCGGAAGCTGGTGCATGGTGAGCCTGCCAAGGAAGGCTATCTCAAGCAGCACAACAAGGAGAATGACCGCATCGATCAGGCATTCAAGGAGCATCCCTGGACCTACCTTGGCGGCAACGTGGTGGGATCCCTCCCGTGGATGGTGGGGACGAGGGGCAAGTCCGGGGTGCAGAATCCTACCCTGCTGCGGAAACTCCTCCGATTGGGTCCGCAAGCCGAGAACCCCGGCATCTGGCGCAGCATGGGCCATGCCGCCGAGAACGCCATCCTCCCCGGCATGGGCATCGGGGCGGCATCGGCCCGTGAAGGGCTGGAGAACCGCGCCAAAGGTCTGATCACCGGGGGAGCGGTAGCACCGCTGGCCGCGGCAGGTCTCACCGGACTGGTCCGGGGCGGACACCAGCTATTGAAAGGCGGGATGCAGAAGATCTCCGATTGGTTCCCTGAGCCAGTTCCGCCACCGGGGGCCGGATCCGCGCCTGCCGCCGCGCCCGTTCCTGCCGCTCCTGTGGCACCACCACAGGGGAGGGCGCCCGTTCCTGCTCCCCCGCCGCTGCGCCCCCCATCGACGGGGCCAATCCCCAACATGGCTGCTACCGGGGCGCAGCGGGGACCAATACGGCCCCCGCTGGCTGGACCTCCGGTAGTCCCGCCTGCGGCGCCAGCACGTCCGCCTGGTCTGATGAGTCCCAACCAGCCGCTACGGCCCCCGATGGCGCCGCCGGGAACCCCCGCACCCGTCCAGGCCGCGCCTGTCCCGCCAATGGCAGGACCGATTGGCCAGCCGCCCCTGATGCCGAATCCGATCCCGGCGCCGGGAGGGGTCACCTCCCAGATCCCCGGTGCGGCGGACCTGCCTGAGAAGGCGAATCTCCTGGGCCGGATCGCACGGCAGTATCCCGGCGTCGAGACACCCGCGGGGATGGCCGAGATCAAGATGCTCGAATCCTTGGGCATGGACAGGCTATCCATCGACCGTGTCCGCGCCCGTGTGCGCCGCGCCCATGACTTGGGGCAAACCGATTACACCATTGCCGATGCGATGGGAGAGGCAGGCCAACGGCGGACGCAGGGCGCCATGCTGCATGAAGGGGAGCAGCAGTCTCTTGCCACCGAGAAGCTCTGGAACCGCCAGAACCGCGCCCGAGGGGAAGCCGTGGGGCAACTGGAGCGGACCACCGGGGTCTCCGGTGACGCCGAGGAGGTTGCCTTGGGCCTGCAAAGGCAGGCGCTGGAGAGGGCGGCGCCTCACTACGATGCGGCATTCTCGGACCCGAAATTCAAGCGGATCATCGACCCGGAACTCAACCACATCCTGAACGCTCCGCAGATGGCCCCGGCTTACGCCAAGGCGCAGAAGCTCAACGCCATGCAACGCAAGCCGCCGCTCCCGGCGCTCTTCGATGAGAACGGCGGGTTCAATGTGAACAACCCGCCAAGCCTCGAAACGCTCGACATGATGAAACGAGCCATTGGGAGGATGATCAATGCGGAGAAGCGGAACAAGATGGTGGTGGGCGACCCTGAAGAGCTTCGCGTGCTGGACATGGACCTGAGCGGTCTCACCCGCAGGCTGAAGGAGATCACGGGCGGCGAAGACGGGGCTTATGCCAAAGCCCTCAAGGAGTACCGCGGACCCAAGGAGTTGCAGGAAGCACTCGACGCGGGACTGAAGTTTGTGAAGAACTCTCCGGGCCAGATCGCACGCGATCTGCGCGACAAGTACACCACCCATGCCGAGAGGGAGCATTACCTGTTGGGGGTGGTCGATCATGTGCGGGAGGATCTCTCGGAGAATCCCGCCGGGACCGATGTCTTCCGGCTGGTCTTCGGGGACGACAAGAAGCGGGAGCAACTCCGGGCGCTATTCCCCAACACGCAAGCCTACACCAACTTCTACAACAAGATGCAACTGCTGGCACGGGAGAACCGCACCAGGCTGCGGACCATCGGCGGATCCGACACGATGAAGAAGAAGCTCTCGGCGGACGCCATCGCCTTCAACCCCGCCGATGCGGTGATCGACGCCGCGCAAGGGAACTGGCTAGGCGCCGCCGGGAAGATGATGAAGATCAACCCCGGTGGCGTGCCCGCCGCCACTGCCGGGGAGATCACCGATATCGCCTTGGGCAACCCGTTCGCTGGCCTGGACAGGCTGGCGGCGCGGCAACGCATGATGGCTATGCCGAAACCTTCGACGCCCGTCCCCGGAACCAATGCCATCACCCATTACGCTGGACTACTATCCGGCAGATAGAAAGAAGGAAACCATGAACGACAAGCACGACAAGACTCACAAGAAACCCCCCGCTCCCGATCTCCGCGAGGTGCGGCGGCAACTGATGGCTCAGATTGGGGCGCTGGCGCTCCCGGACCAGCAGGCCGCGGACCCCACCCTCCTGGCCGCGGGACTCAACATGTGCGCCAGCGCCGGATTGCCCGATCCGGTCATCACCGTCGAGAGCGTATCGGACGGGGTCAACGTCCTTGACGTGACCGTCTACGTCTTCACCCACTTCCGCATCCCGCAGCTAGCGTGCCGTGTGACGGAAGACGAGATGGCGCTGTACCCGGACAGGATTGTCCAAATCTGTAAGAATGCCGGGATCCGCGCCGATTCGTTGGCGATTACCGATGACCCGCCGATAGCAGCCTAAGGAGCGCACCCGTGCCTATTCCAGAACTCGGTTTCCCGAGCCGCAGATCGTTCCAGTCCAATCCGTTTGGCGTGGGGGGGTGGTCAAGCACCCCCTCCGGTCACAGAGGCCGCACGCAAGCTGGCAGAGACCGAGCGTCTGCGGCAGGAGATGATGGCGCGGGATGCGGCGCAGGCCGCGGAAGCCGAGCATGGCAGGATCAGGGGGAGCGGCGCCATTGCCAGCGACACCGATACTCTCAGCGCCCTGAGCGGGGGCGGACTGAAAGCCAAGCTGGCCAATCTGGGCATGACCGTGACGGGCCTCGATCCGCTGGCCGCGGCCCTTGGGGCGCAGGACCAGCAACAGGGCTGGTCCGAGAAGATGGGCGTCGATATCGGCAACAACATCCGGCAGGGATTCGGCATGGAACCCGTCCGGGTCCACCCCGCCGGGAATCCCCTGTCCCTGCTCCGCGGCAGCGGGGAAGGCGCGGCGCTGGCTGCGGCGGCAGTAGGCAAAGGCAAGGGCGCCGCCACCGCGGCCAAAGCAGTCAAGCTGGCCGCGCAACATCCGGTGGCAGTGGAGCAGGTGGCGAAGCAAACGGGACGGGCGCTCTCCCCACGGGCGCAGTCGCTGGCCGATTATGGCAAGCCCGTTGAGGAAGACATCGTCCGCAGCCTGGAGAATGCGTACAAGGGCGGACAGGAGATTCCCCACAAAGTGCTGGACAAGGCGACGGCCCGTCGCGCCAAGCTCCGGGAAGAGCCATCGGCGGCAGGCAAGCCCTTCTCCCAACTGAGCGATGAGGAGCGGATGGCTTTCGGCGCCAAGCATGGCGTCGATATGACGGCCAACCCAATGGAGAAGGTCATCGACCAGGGGACGGGCCGGGAGTTCCTTATTCCCGGCGGGATGAAGAAGCCGCTTACTATCGTGGACATGCACCAGTTGCAGGCGCAGGGATACAACCCCAAGGACATGTCCCCGGAGTTCCACCGGGAACTGCACAAACTGATCGTAGGCGCCGCCACGCCAAAGGATCTGACCGATGCCCACGTCCACCGCGGCATCAACTTCGGGCTGCTCTCACCCAACTCCCCGCTGCTCCCCAACGAGATGATGGTGGCGCGGATGCACCCCCGCACTCCCGAGGAGATGGACAAGCTGGCCAGCTACACCCGCGGCAAGACGCTCACCAAGAGCCAACGGGCCAAGCTGAACAAGCAGATGGGTGTTGACTACGGCGTCGAGAAGAGCGCCTTGGGTGGCTTGGGGATGCGCCAGTCCCCGGATATGACCAACCTCTCGGAGTTCGCCGATAAGTTCATGCAGAACCCGGAGTTCTTCCGCAAGCAGGGGGATGAGACCTGGAAGCAGACCGCGGAACGGGTAGGTAATGAACTGCGGGGACTGGGCGCCAAGACGGCGTCGATGGGAGTGGTCTGGCAGGACGCAGCCGGGGCCGATATCAGTGCGATGGACCGTCACATGGCGCGGAACTTCCGCCCCTTTGTGATCAACCACCCGGACATCGGACCCAAGTTCAAGAGCAGTGCCGTCACCCGCTGGAATCAAGGAGTGGGCAAGGATCCCAAGAAGATGAAGGCATTGGGGATGCCCAAGGACGCCACCCCGGTCAAGGACTGGGACGATCTGGTGGCACGCAAGGGAGGGGTGGACTTCACCGAGGCGCAGATCGAAACGCAGGTCAATGCGGGTCCGCGGGTCAAGGTGAAAGGCAAGGGCGGACTGTTGAATCAAAAGGTGCCGGAACACTTGCGCGATCTCCCATCGGACCCGTCCCATGTGCAGGGATTCGGCCCGATGTATGACGCCATGATTGGGGAGAATGCCAAGTCCGCCGCGGAGAACAACCGCAGCGTGTTCGCCGAGCAGTGGGGCATCTGGGATCCCATCCGGGAGCGGGTCTCCACCCACCCCTCGATGCACCCGGATGCGTCGAAGCTCCCCCGTATGGGCGCAGGCGAACTGCTCGACGCCTTTACCGAGTTGAAGGGAGCAGGCTTTGGCGGGAAGGGGAAGGTGCGCCCCTACGACTGGAAGAAAGGCACGTTCTGGGGCTTACCCGCCGCCGCAGGAGCAGGCGGACTGCTGACCCGCGACCGGGGAAAGGCACAGGATTGAAGGACCGCTCGTCGCGGGAATAGCGGCGGGTGATCCAGACGGTAGGATGGCCTTTGTAGCCGGGGCTGATGCGTGTGCCTTCCACTTCGGCGCCCCCGGCTTCGGCGTCCATATCGGCAAAGGTGGTGGTGATGAGATGCGCCGCGGAGTGTGCGGAGTCGAGTGTCTGGTGGCTCAGGATCCGTTCCAGGAAGAAGTGCGCCTTCATACTTCTTGCCTATCGGCGCGACTGGACTAAAGGCGGGGTCCGCTCTTCCAATCGGGTGATCCGCTGGCCCTGATCCCGCAATATCCCCTCGATCACCTCCAGCCGCCGGATGATATCGTCCAGCCGCTTGTTCTGCATCCAGGCCGCGCCGAGGATCGCTCCCACTAAAGGGAGAGTGATCTGGAGTACGGGCATCAACTCCGGGGCAATGTGCATATGCCCCCCTTCCATCTGCTCATCCAATACCTTCCTTCATACTTCTAGTGTAACGGATTCCGGGGGTATGATTTGTTTACATCAATCACCTTGGCGGTAGCACAAGTTGTGCTATTCTAGGTTTGTGAGCGGCGAACGAATCGCCCAAACGAAAGGAACAAAATGACCCTCAGTCAACCGAAAACAGATCGAACCCGCCGAGCGGCTTGGGCGCTGGATTCCAAGTACAAAACCGGAAACGGTCAAGAGAATAGATACTTCCACTCGAAGCGCGAGGCGGCTGCTTCCGCTAAACGTCAGTCCTGCTTCGGGACGGTGGTCCTGTGCCAGCGCAACGTCACCGGAGACGGCTGGATCGTGATGGATTCGTATCGCTTCGGGAAGAAGGTGGGCGCCTAAGGCGCCCCCGGAACGAAAGGAACATGAACATGGCAAAGAAGAGCAAAAAGATGGGCGCCCTAGACTTGGGCTACGAAGTCATCAACCGGGACAACAACGAGTCCCACGGCAGGTTCAAGACGTTGGAAGAGGCGCGAGGCGCCGTGGCGTTCGACCGCTTGACCTCCTGGGTCATCGACCGGGACGGCTGGAACGTCGAGAGCAAGTGGGCTTTCAACCGGGAGGTGGACCGATGATCAACGCCAACGAGATCGTCAAGCTGTCCCAACGGGACACTATCAAGTGGCTGGAAGTCCTCAAGGGGATGCGCGTCACCCCCGAGACCTCCGAGGCCATCCGCCAGTACGAGATCCACCTCGCCAACCTGCAAGCCGAGGCGCGGCGCCGGGAGCGGGAGTATGTGGACAACGTGGTGGACATCTAGATGGCCCGTCACATTAAGGCGGCAACCGGGGAGATCGACATGGTCTTCCCGGCCAACGGCAAGCAGTTCACGCTCCCGGAGTTGCAAGGGTATGTCGGGGGCTACATCGAGTTGGTCCCGCGCATGGATCACCTCAACCCGCCGATGGACATGCTGGTGAATGAGGACGGGCGCCGGATGGAGTTGAGCTACAACGGCGCGGCCTCTACGCTGGCGCAGCAGGTGATCGTAGGGGATGCCCTCCTGCTGAAGCGGGAAGAGTGGGACACGCCCGAGGAGGAGGACGCTTGAAAGACATCTGCTACAGCGGTTCCGAGTACATGGAGATGGCCCGACTGAACAACTTATTCCAGTGGATGACGGCGGGTGGGTGGGCCGTCCCCGTTACCGAGGAAGAGTTCTTACGGTTCCATCGCGCCTGGGTCAAACATCAGCGAAAAGAAGCGCGGAGTCATTCCCAACAGGGGAGCGGCGCCACGGTAGAATAGAGCCGTTCCCTTTCGTAACCTTTGGGCATTTCCACTCTGGCCAGCCGCGTTAAGCGACTGGCCATTTTTGCGTGGCTTTCCGCAGGCGGGACCGCTCGATCTTCCGCATGGCGGCGAGAGCCTTCCGGCCCGGACGGTGGATGTCCCGCAGCCCATGCTCCGCAGCGGCGGCGCCGCTGGCGAATAGCGGGACGGTAGTGTCTGGAAGAGGAACCAGTTCCCCGGTCACAGATGCCAGCACGCGCAACGCCATCAACTCCTTGCCCCGTCCACTGCGCTCATGGCAGACCGCCCATCCGGTGCAGAGGAAGTTGGGAGAGGTATGGCAGTGGAAGGGGCCGAGAGGCTGCTCTCCGGTGGGCTTGTCGTATTCAGGGAGTTTGTTGTACTCATGGGCGCCCCATAGCCCGGATGGCACGTCCCGGCGGTAGGGACAGGTCTCGCAGGGCTGCTCCCGGCATCGAGGCGCACTCATGGCGCAGCCCTCCGCGGACCCGCCTTGCCAGCCTTGGGCGGATCGATGGGGTTGTGCCGATAGAACCAGGCGCACAGGGGAGCCAGCGGGTTGGCGCGGACGATGTCCGTATTGCCGAATACCCGCCATGCCTCGCGCCCTTCCCATGTGATGGTGAAACCGTAGCCTTTCTCATACCGGATCCAGCCGCGCATCAGCAGGCTGCGGAAGGGGCGCTGATCGAGCGTGGCTGCTTCAGTGAGGCTCATGAACTTGTTCTCCCCGAGCTTCACAAAGATGCGGAGGAGGGGATACTGGCGGTTGGAGAGGGTAGTCATTTGGCTGCGCTCCGGGCCGCGGCGAGTGCCTCGATATCAGCGACGGCATAGGTGGATAGAGCCGCGCCCCTTCGCCCCGCGCCTTGGACACGGATGGATGGCGGATCGCCGCCATTGTTCTTGAACACGTAGTCCAGGGATTTGGGCGATATGCCGATCACCTTGGCGGCGCCGATCTTGGTGTATCGGCCATCGATCATCTCTTCGGGGGAAAAGACTTTGACCGTCTTGCTGCGCGCACCCATGCGCCGCGCCATTTCCGCCTTGCGCTCTTCCGGGGAGAGGCGGGACCAGTAGTTGTCTGTTGGGCCTTTCACTCCAGCGGGTCTGCCGCGCTTCGGGGAGGTGGCCGTAAGCGCCTCCAGGGACGCCTCAGCCGCCTGGAGGGTCTTGAGGGACCGCTTCGGCTTCTCGACGCCGTTGTGGGCCATCTGTGCGCCTTGGAGCAGGCTCTGGAGTTCATGGGCGAGGAACTCTTCGATCTTAGGCTTGATGTATTGCAGCCCTGCTGCTATCGAGAACTTCCCGAGTTGCAGGAATAGGGCTTGCTGCGGGTCTTCGTTGTACTTCTTGGGCATGTTGTTCCTTTGTCGTAACGGGTGTTGAGGGGGAGGACGGGATGCGGTCCCGTTCTATGTTTAGACTTTGATCTTAGCTTGCCGGGAGCAGGCGGCAGGCTGCCGCTTTGGGGCTGATTCAGAGGGGAGATGGGGACGGTGGGGCACCGGAGTCTCCTTTCGCGTAGGGGAGCAGCCAATCGACGCCGTAGACGGCATGGGAGCGGCAGGATTGGCAGGGCTGGTGCTTGGCGCCGCGGGACGCAGCGGGGACGAGGTGTCCGCACTCCAGGCAGAAGCCGCGGGGGATGGCGGATTGGGATTCGGCAAGGATGGCCGCAGGGGTGATGGACTCATGCCAGGAGTGGACAGGGGGAGGGTTGACGGGTTCAAAGACCCAATTGCCTGATGCCGGATCCCGGCGCTGTATCAGGAAGCCTTTGGACAGGAGAGCAAACAGGGTTCTCAGTGCGCCGGATCCGGTGGTGGAAGGGGGAGCGGGAAATACACCTTTCTCGCGGACCATGTTGATGTACTTTGTCTGACGCTCGTTGAGCGGCGCCATGTTGAGGGGATGCGTGTTGCGGGGAGTCATTGGAATGACACCTTATCACAGGAGAGTGTACCGTTGGGGGGCAAAAGTGTAGTGTTCGTGTAGTCGAAAGTGTACCGTTTCGATCAATAAACATCGGCATTAGTGCATACAGTGTATGGATATATAGGATCTTTTACGCATATGTGGGTGTATATAGGTATATACGCAATGTACATGCATATGTGCATAGGGGGGGATCCCCGCTAAACGGTACATTCCATACACGAAAGCCCGTAAACATTGGTCGAAGTACTACACTTTCGACTACACGGACACTACACGATTGGGGAAAATGACTACACTTTCGCCTTCCCTTCTCCTTTTGGCAGGCGCCGCGGGGTGGAAGGCGGTATCTCCTGGCTGCACGGGCGAAGGATGGGCGGGATATTGGGCGGAAACGGCCCTTCCTGCCATCGGGGCGCCCCGGGTGAGGGGTTGGAGGGTCTGGAGCGGTTGTGCTTGCGTATAGGCGCGGAATCGTGGTATTCGAGGTGGTATGGCAGGCCATCCGGTAAAGCGTGCGATGTTGGCGGCGATAGCCGATAAGGGCGGGGTTGAGTGGGTCTACGCGCAGGTGGCCAACGGCAGGACGATGTGGAGTATTGCACGGGAGTTGGAGACGAGTCGCAATGTGCTGGCGGACTGGCTGAATGTAGACGCGGAACGCAAGGCGATGTACCACGCCGCGCGTGCGGCCAGCGCCGCCGCTTTGGCCGAGGAATCGATGGAAATAGCGGACAAAGCCAGCGAACTCGGCACGTCCAAGGCGCGGTTGCAGATGGAGTCCAGGCAGTGGCTGGCTGGCGTCTACAATCGCGAGGAGTTTGGGGTCAAGCAGACCGCGGTACAGGTCAACATCGGCGCCTTGCATATCGATGCGATGCGGCAGTTTAACGCCAGCAACCCATCCACGCAAGTCATTGATACCAAAGCACTTCCTGAATAGTGGTTCCGATAAGCGTTCATATGTCAACTTGTGACTGATGTAAAGTCATTGATTGCATTGGACTTAGCGTGATTCGGCGTATTATCGGGCGATACACTGAGCCGAGGTGGGGCGCACTGACCCGCGATACGTTGCTGTTATCGCGACCCAGGATTGGCGGGTCCGGGGCGCCGCGGGTCCGGGGCGCCGCGGGTCCGGGGCGCCGCGGGTCCGGGGCGCTGGCGGCGCGGCGGCGCGGTGGCCCCCCTTCGATCAGCGGCGGGGAGCGAGATAGTTGTGGGACTCCTCAGGCACCGTCCCCAATAAATTCCCATGTGCAATGGGACCGACGGCCCTATAAACCGTCCCCCCCTGAAATCCAGCCCCCGAAACAGGCACCCCCTCCCCGAAATTCCCTAAGATTTCAGGGGTTCCTGCCTTCTACGAAGGTCTTCGTACTATCGCCTTCATAGACTACCCGCCCCCGGACTCCCCGTCCGCTGAATCCAGCCGTGCAAGGCTCTCCCCTGTCCTCTCCCTTTGGGTGGAATCCGGCGTTTCTCTCAGCCTGGACAAACTCCCCTTTGGTGCATTCGATCTCAGGAGCGCCCTCCAAATCGAGCTTCAGGTAGTATCTGGTCATTTTCCCGCTTTCACTTTTGCCTCTGCCTCGATCACCGCCAACTCATGCATCAGCAGAGCATCGGCCCACGTCGAGCAACGCCAGCAAGGCTCATGCCCCGACTCCCCGCCGAATATCATGGTTTCAAATACCTGCGGTGGACCATCCCCAAAGCCGAGGTCAATGCCAACGAAAATGGTGGAGACGATCAGGCTTCCGACTTCTGCCTGCGCCACTTTCCGGTTGAAGGTGCTAAACCACTCCCACCAAGCAAAATCGTCCGGGACCGGGACTGGCTCATGCTTCTCGTTCAGGATGTACTTGTCCAACATGGGCGTCCTCGATTTCCCTGGAAGCTCACTTCCGCGCCAGCCGCTCGACATCGTCCTGGCTGATGACAAAGAAGCGGCCCTTATGGCCTAGCGTATCGGCCCTCACCGCCATGCGGAAGCAGGAAAGCAATTGCCCGTGCAGAAACGCTTCATCTCCGGTTAACGGGCGGGTTTCCGCCGTTCCAACCAGCGCGTTCAGCAGGGCCAGCGCCTCCCCTTCGGTCATCGGCGGCAGTGGGCGGACCTCCGGGCGCTCCCGTTCTGTCTTGTCGAGAGCGGCGGAAAGCTCCGCTTTCATCTCTTCGAGTTCTTCATGCGTCCAGGGGTACGGATAGGCGCCTTCCGGGGTCATTTCCCGCCCCTCCGGTCGATCTCATCGACTTTCCCGGTCAGACGGTCCACTTTCCCGGAGAGACGGTCCAGGCTGGCCTCTGTCCGCAACTGCGCTTTCATCAACTGGTCGAGCAGGATGTCATGCTTTACCATCCCTTCCGTTTGCTGATCCATCCGTTCCAGCAGACCGGACATCCGCCCGTCGATGTACGCCGCATGGGCGGTCAACGAGACCAGCCCTTCGGCCATCTGCTCCAGCTTCCGCTCGATCCGCTCGAATCTCGACTCAACTTCTGGTTCCATTTCACATCCTTCCGTTCTTGGCATCCATTGTGCCATAAACACCAACCCCCTCCCCGAAATACCTCTCAACAGGTAACCCAAGTTACTCCCCTATACGCGTATACGCATGAACCTGCGAATGACACTCCACCGCCCAAAGATTTATTCATTCCCCACATTTATTTGCAGCCATTAATTCGTCATTATTCGGACCCATTCAAATGACCATTAATTCCCGCTATCCCCCACATTCCACAAACTAAGGTACTGCAACAAAACTTCCCATTGTTTACATCTCAGGGACAAAACTTCCCACTGACCCCCTGAAACCGCTATTGACACCACCTCTAAGCAGGAATATTCTCAAACTCAAATGTCCCTCCGCGCTCTCCAGACCGCCCCGTCCCCGGATGATTGGGCGGACGATTCCATCACTGATCCAGACCAGATTTCGACCGTTCACTGGCAGGTATTCAAACAGGATCGAGACCTGCTCCGCGCCATTGCCAAGAAAAGGGGGCGCCATATTCCGCACCTCCTGGCACAACTGATCCGGGCCGAGGCGAAAAGGATCGGATTGCTATGAAATCCGCTCAGATATTCATCATCGTGATGGCCATCCTCTTCGGCGCCGCCTGCGCGGCCCACTCCGTCCAACTCCACCGCCGCGGCTCTCCCCTCAACTCCTTTGAACTCGCCGCCTACACGCTCTTTGGTGTAGCCCTGACCGTCCTGGTCTTCGGCCACCGCTAACTCCCCCCACGCCGCCCCCGCCAACACCGCGCCCCTCTGCACGATACCTCATGCAAGGGGGCGCGGACCCGCCCCTTGAAAGGAAACCTATGGACCCCACGAGGGAAGTCGATCTGTCCAACCACCATCCCTGTCCCGTCTGTATGCGGGTGTTGACCGACCAGCCGCGTTGCGGCTACTGCCAGGAGACGGCGGATTTGCAGAAGGAAGTAGCGCGGCTGCGCGAAGCGTTGGAATGCATCCCGGTGGACTTCATCAACGCTATCGAGAATGGAGAAGCGCCAGTGAAGATATTCCTGAGCCTGGAGACATGCAAGTTGATTCAAGCGGCCCTCCGGGAGGAACAGCCATGACCATAAAGCCAATTGACACTCTCGAGTTCATGCTGGCGATGGATCGGGAATCCCAGTCCAGGGACAATCCCTATGCCGCCGTGCTGAAGCTCGTCAACAATCTTGGGTCCGACCTCTTCGACGCCAACATGCGTGCCGTCAACAGCGCAGTCCGGTTAGATGTTCTGATCGGTATCGTCAGGGCCGTTGTGGAGACTTTGACCCCCATCGATCACACCCCACAAACTGCGGCTGCCGTGGCCCATCTGGAGAATGCGCTCAAGATCGCGCAGTACGAAAAGGAAGAGGAGGAAGTATGAAACCTCCCGTCTATCCCCCGCCCGAATCCATCCAGGCCGCATTCGAGGTTCTGCTCACCGCGCTCGATCTCAACCGTTACCCAAAGGCCACCCGTGAAGTCTTCCGCACCGTGTTCTTCCTGGGCGCCGATGCGGCATTCAACAGAGTGCGGTTCCCTGACGGCACGCTTCCGCCAGGATTCTCCTTCCGGCAGATGATGGAGGAGCGGCTGGAATCGGTCATCCGGCTGCGGGACGAGCTAAAGGATTTCCAGACAGAGTTCATCGACGCCACCGGGGGGATCCAGTGATCCCCGCACGCAAACCTCCCGGCGCCGCGGACCCCCTCCTCACTGCGAAGGAGGTGGCGGCGCAGTTGAAGGTCTCCCTCACATGGGTGACGGTCCACGCCAACGGCAAGTACCGCCCCTTCCTGCCATCGATCAAGATGGGGCGCAGCCTGCGCTTCCGGCAGAGCGCGATTGACGACTTCATCGACAAGTGCAACCGCCAGATGGCCGCGGGACTCCCCTTACATTAATTGTGCTATACTCATGGGCATGACCAAAGCAAAACCAAGGATGAACTCCAGCGGCATCCCCTACGGGTGCGGATCGCTCCAGCTTCGCGCCAATTACTACTGGATGATCTACTACGATGCGGAAGGCAACCGCCACCAGGCCAACACCTGGGCCACCACCGAGGACGAGGCCCGGAGCGTCCTCGCCATCAAGGCCATCGATGTCCAGAAAGCACGCCTTGCCGCATTGGAGCAACTCATATGAAGACCCCGGATCAGCCTATCGCCCAATACACCAAGGCGCATATCCTCCGCGCTCACGGGTCCGAGGATGGGTCAGTCCGCATCGCTCCCCGCAGCAAGGTCAAGAAGTGGCAGGGGATCTATCACGTCACCAAAACAAGAGCGGATGGGACCACCGGACGCAACACGATGTACCGGATTATCGGCCTCTGCGCGAAGATGACCAAACGCGAGGCTGAGGTCGAGCATCGGGAGTGGTGCAAGGATTTCCACGGCGCCAACCGTGCCGTGGCCACCACCCGCACTGGAAAGCAAGCGGTCACCGTGGCCGATATCGCCACCGACTATATCCGTTTCAAGCGGTGGGATAAGCCGGGGGGCGGCAACGGGATGGCCAGCCTGATCAAGAACGATATCATCGGCGGCTTGGGCCATCTGAAGCTCAAGGAGACCACCGCGGAGGATGTCCGCAGTTTTGTCTTCTCGCTGGAGAATCGGGTCCATGCTCCCCGTCCAAATCGCCCCACCTACAAGCCAAAGACCGGGGCCAGCGTATCGGTCGTCAACAAGATTACGGGTATTCTCCGCGGGATGTTTGCGCTGGCGCAGGAGCGGGATCTGATCGTCAAGAATCCCACCCAGTCCCAACTCGTCAAGATCGAAAAGCCGGAAGGACTCCCCCCGGTGAGCAAGCCCTTGTTCTCCCCCAAGCACCTCCCGGCTCTCCTCTCCCAACTGAACGAGCGGGACTCGCTTGTTGTCTGGATCTCCTTCCTCGCTGGCACCCGTCCCAACGAAACCTTTGCCATCCACGGGGACGATATCGGTCCCGGCTACATTGCCATCCGCCATGCTCTCGACGTGAAGCGGAAGATCAAGTTGACCAAGACCGACGAGCCTCGCATCGTCGCGATTCCTCCCGTCCTTGATGGGAAGATCCAGGCGTGGATCCGCGGCAACGGCATCGGCGCGGACGATCTCCTTTTCCTCAATCAGCGAGGCAAGCCCGTGAGCCGGAATGCCTTCCGGGACCAGATCCTCAAGCCTGCCGCCGAACGTGCAGGACTGGCCTCGATTGGTGTAGACTTCCGTATGCTGCGACGGTCATTCGGCACGGTGGCTGCGGCTCTCGGCGCGGACGTGAAATCGATCCAGACTCAACTCGGCCACTCTCAACCGGACATGTCCTATCGCGAATATGTGCAGCCCGTTGCCGCCATGCAGATGGCCTATGTGACCAAGGTGGAGCAGGTGCTTTTAGGACTGGAAGAGATGCCTTACGACATCACCAAAAAGATGGGGTCTCAACGTGTCCAGTAAGCACACCACTTGGCACACCACTTGCCCTCAAAACGCCACTTTTCGGCACACCAGGAAGCAGTTTCTGCAACGTAAGTTATACAAAACACTAGTTATGGCCATGCTACATGATCAGGACCGGATGCCATGAAACCCAATAAACACGGGCCTCCTAGAGGTCCAGGCACACCATCAGCACACCACCTGTGCAGAATACGAACCACCAAGGCGCTCCTCACGGAGCGCCTTTCGCTTTTGGCTGGCACACCACCAGCCGCAATTTGAAACAACCCACAGAAAGGAACACATGACCCCAATGGAGCGCACCGTCCAATCGAACCTCCTCCGCTATGCCGCAGGCACGCAGATGTTTTGTCCCGCCTGCAAGAACTGCCTCAACTGGCCAACGACTGTCCTCCTCGAATTGAGGAAGCGGCAGGTGGACAAATCCCTTGCGGCGACTCTCGCCCTCTGCTCCGACTGCTTCGACAAGAAGGAGTCCAAACTGCGCGACATCTGCGCGGAAGCAGGACTGCTGATGGAGGTGACGCGCAAGGAGCCGAGACCCCGCACGCTGGCCGGGATCTTCGCCCCCGAGGAGGACTCCCATGCCCCTGCCGAGTGACATCTGGTTTGAGGTAAAAGACGGCAACCGTCTGGCGCGGGAAATCTTTGATCGCCACTACAGCCGCCGCAGATACGCGGACGGGCGGAAGCCAAAACTCTTCGTTGGTCCCGGCCAGAAGATGGTCCTCATTACGGTGGACCTCGATGCGCTTTTCATCTGGCGGAAGTTCATTTCCAAGGACACGCAGACCGGGATCAGTTGCGCTGTTTTCCGCAACGAGTCGGATCTGTTGTCGAGCGAGTTGATCCGGGCCGCTGATCGACTGGCGATTCGCCGCTGGCCCGGAGAGCGGCACTACACCTACGTCGATTCCCGCAAGGTGCGGAAGAAGCGGGATCCCGGTCGATGCTTCATCCGGGCGGGGTGGGAAACCGTGGGTATTACCAAGGACAGAGGCTTATTGATTCTTGCGTTGGAGGATTCCAAATGTGCCGCCGAGGAGTCCGCATGATCGACCGGGACGACATCATTTCCCGCGCCACCAAACGGTGGGAGGAAGAGCGCGAACGGAGAACCGCGGATGAGGAGAGATCCAGCCGCCGATGGTACCGCGGCGTCTCGCTTGTCTTCTTATTCCTCCTCACCTGGATCATGTTCCGGGGGTGGCTATGGTAATCATCGGGGTCGATCCCGGCGCCACCGGGGCCATCGCAATTTACGATACCGAGGCAAAGACCCTCGACATCCTCGATATGCCCACCGTCAAGATCCGCCGCGGCCAGCGGATGGTGCAGGAGGTGAGCGCACCGTTCCTGGTGATCGATCTCCTGACGACTCTCGGCGAGGGGCGCACCGATGTCCAAGCCTGGATCGAGAAGGTCCATGCCATGCCCGGACAGGGGGTCTCCTCCATGTTCGCGTTTGGGCGTTGCTTGGGGATCATCGAGGGAGTCCTGGCCGGGATGCGGATCCCCATGACCTTCGTATCCCCCGCGGCCTGGACCCGTCTCATGGGCGTCACCGGGGGCAAAGGGGGAAGCCGGAAACGGGCATCGGAACTCTTCCCCCAATACACCCACCTCTTTGCCCGTGCCAAGGACGACGGCAGATCCGATGCCGCCCTCATCGCCTGCTTCGGCTCGATGGAGGATCGGCGTTGACTCTGAAGGCACTCGATCTCTTCTGCGGCGCCGGGGGCGCCACCCGCGGGTTGCAGCAGGCTGGCTTCCATGTGACCGGGGTGGACATCCGGCCCCAGAAACGGTACTGCGGGGACGCCTTCCACCAGGCGGACGCCATGACCTTCCCGCTGGCAGGCTATGACCTCATATGGGCCAGCCCTCCCTGCCAGCGGTATACGAAAGGAGCGAAGCGCAACGGCACGTCCATGAACCACCCGGATCTGATCGGCCCTGTCCGCGAACGGCTGATCGCCAGCCGTACCCCTTACATCATCGAGAACGTCGAAACGGCGCGGCCTCATCTGATTGATCCCGTCCGCCTCTGCGGGACGCAGTTTGGCCTGGGCGTGTTCCGGCATCGGCTGTTTGAGTGCTTCATCGAGCCGCGGTTGACGCCGTGGGAGCCGTGCGAGTGCTGCGACGAGTTTGGCTGCAACATCCACCAGGCTCATGCATTCGAGTGCGACTGTCCTGCCATCGAGGACTGGGAGGATCTGGACCCTTACGCGCCGCTCTCCATCCGGCGCCTTCCGCACCTCCCCCATGAGGGCCGGATCGGCGACGGGAAATATCACACCGTCACCGGACACGCTGGCGGATCCTCCACCCGCGACGGCTGGAAGAACGGGGGCGTGGTTGAGGCCCGCGCCGCCATGGGCATCGACTGGATGGTATGGAGTGAGTTGGCCGAGGCAATCCCGCCAGCCTACTCCCAACTCCTGGGGCAATGCATGGCCACGGTGGTGGACCTGCTATGACACCTCGCCCCTATCAGGTCGAAGGATCGCTCTGGCTGGCGCAGTCCCCCCGCGCCATGCTGGCGGACCCTCCGGGGCTTGGCAAGACCGCGCAGGCCATCCTGGGCGCAAAGTTGATCCAAGCCAGCCTGATCTACATCGTCTGTCCCGCGGTGGCCGTAGCCAATTGGCTGCGCGAATGGCGCGACTGGTGGCCCGATGGTCCCTATCCCATCGTGGTCTCCTTCGACAAAGTCGTTGCCGATAAGAAGCTGCGCGTCCTGATCAGCCTTGGCGCGGACCTGCTGATTATCGATGAGGGCCATTACCTTAAGACCCCTACCGCCAAACGCACCAAGGCCATCTACAACACCACCAATCCTGACCGGGGGCTGGCCAGCCGCGCTAAGAACGTCTGGGTTCTGTCTGGAACATTTGCGCCTAATAATGTTTCCGAGTACTGGACCCACCTCCGCGCCCTGTTTCCCGAACTGATCACGCAGCCGGGGGCGCCGCGGCCCATGAGCCACATGGAGTTCCTGGTCTACTTCACGCACTGGACGCCTACCGTCTACGGTCCCAAGATTCATGCGGTGCGGAACCGCCCGGAGTTGAGCCGGATCCTCAATCAGGCAGGGCTGCGGCGGGAGATCGCGGACGTGTTGCCGGATCTGCCGGAACTCATCTGGGGGCAACTCACCATCGATAGCGACGAGGCGCGGCAGGAGATCGAGAAGCTGGAAGCCACCTCCGATATTCAAGACCTCTACAGCCGCATCAAGGACCATGACGACTTCCACGCCAACACGCTTCATTTGGCCACGCTGCGCCGTCTGATAGGCCAGTCCAAGGCGCAGTCCATCGTGCGGCTGGTAGGCGCCGAACTCGCCGCCGATGCCTATCCCAAGGTGGTGATCTGGGCGCACCACAAGGATGTCATCCGAACGCTGGCCGAGGGTCTGCGGCACTTCAATGCGGTGGTGATCGACGGCTCGACTTCCGCGGTTCAACGGGAGCGCAACGCCCATGCATTCGAGACCTCCGAGGTGGTCCGCGTATTCATCGGCCAGATCCAGGCCGCGGGGGTGGCCATCAACCTCACCGCTGCCAATCAAGTCGTATTCGCTGAGTCGAGTTGGGTTCCCGCCGAGATGTTGCAGGCGGCGAAACGATGCCACCGCTACGGCCAGACCAAGCCCGTCTTTGTCCGCATTTCCGCACTGGCTCGTTCCATCGACGAGCTAGTCGCGGCAACTCAAACCCGCAAGCTTTCGAGCCATCTCGAAATAGGAGAACCCATCTATGCAAGTCAACATTGAAGCGAAGGGTAAAGGCTACAGTTTTGGCGCCATTACTGATCGGCCCGAGGACGTACTGACGATACTGAAACTCGCTGCGTCCCATGACGACGACCCGCAGCAAGTCAGTCCGCAGATGACCCTCCCCTTGGATCGGCTAGGCGCACCGGGGGCGGAATCCCAATATGACCCCTACCCTGCCGCCCCCGCTCCGGTGGAGACCCCGGTGCAGCCCAAGCCTGTTGGCAGGGCGAAGAAAGCCGTCGAGAAGCCGCAGGAAGCCGCCCCCGCCGCGGAACCTGCTGCGCCGCCCCCGGTGGCCGAGGAACCCGCGGCACCCGCTCCTGAGGCAACCAACGGCGCCCCTGGACCGGACCAGATCCGGCGGGATGCCACCCAAGCCTGCGTCGATGCGCTCACCCGCAACCGTCTGGGTGTGCAGGCTCTGCTCACCGAATTTGGCGTAAGCCGCTTCCGGGATCTGGGCGACAACATGGAGAAGCTCCAGGCATTCCAGGCAAGGGTATCGGCCCTATGACCAACGGAGCGGCTCACAACGAGCGGTCCCACTGTGAGCATTCCCCTTCATCGGCCTATCGATGGATGGCCTGTCCCGGATCGATCCAGCTATGCCGCCGGATGCCGCCAGCGCCAACCTCCTCTTACGCCGAGGAGGGGACATCGGCGCATGAACTCGGCGAGTACTGCCTGCGGCATCGGGACATCGTCAACGAGTGGGTGGGCAAGGAATGGAACGGCCAGAAACTAAGCGCAGACTTTGTCGATGCCGTCTACACCTACGTCGATTATGTTCGCAAGCTCATCCAGGATGCGGACTGGTATGCCATCGAGCGGCAGTTCTTCCTGGACCCGCTCGATCCGCCAGCGCCGATGCACGGGACTGCGGACTTCCTCTCCCTGACCAAGGGGCGCCTGGACGTGGTCGATTACAAGCATGGGCAAGGCGTCCCGGTGGAAGTTGAGGGGAACAAGCAACTCCGCTACTACGCTCTCGGTGCGCTCCTCTCCCTCCATCAAGCGCAGGCCGATAAGGTGCAGACGGTGCGGATCACGGTGGTGCAGCCTCGCGCACCGCACCCGGACGGTCCCATCCGCTCTGAGGAGATCTCGGTTATCGAACTGCTGGACTTTGCGCTGGACCTCTTCGATGGGGTGCAGGCTACGCTGGCCGAGGCGCCCAAGCTGGTACCGGGGGACCACTGCCGATTCTGTCCCGCCCATGCCCAATGTCCTGCTCTTCGGGATGCGGCGCTGGAGGTGGCTAAAACGGAGTTCGCCGCCGAGGATTCCCTCGCCGTCAGTCCTCCACCGGAAGCTCTGACCACCGAGGAGTTAGCGCGGTTGATGTCCCGGTTCCATTTGGTGGAGCAGTGGATGGCGTCCGTTCGCGAACACGCCTACAACGTCCTGCTGGCAGGCGGGGAGATGCCGGGATGGAAACTGGTCCCCAAACGAGCCACCCGTAAGTGGCGCGACGAGAAGGCACTGGGGGCTTGGGCAAGGAAGGAAAAGATCCCCGTCGCGCAGATCTTTGAGCCGCAGACCCTCCGCTCCCCGGCTGCGCTCGAAAAGGAGATCGGCAAGAACCGGATCCCCGAGGAATTGATCGAGAAGACTTCCTCCGGTCTCACTTTGGCGGAAGCGAGCGACCCTCGCCCTGCCGTACTTCAACTCTCAGCCGCCGATGAATTCTCGGCGTTAACCCCACAGGAACTCCAATGAACCCAACGAATGCAACGGCGAAGTCTCCGAAATCAGAAGTCTTCAGGACACCCCCGGTCATCCTCTCCTATCCGGCTCTATTCGAGCCGCGGCTTCCCGGCCCCAATGCCACCAAACCCATCTATAGCTGCGCTCTCGTATTCCCCGCGGAAACGCCACCGGAGGTCCGCAAGAATCTCGATGCTCTCATCGACGCCTGCGGACGCGAGAAGCTTGGCGCCAAGTACGACTCCCTGAAGAGATCGGGCAAGCTGAAATTGCCCATCCATCCGACTACCGAGGAGGAGGAAGCCAAAGGCTATCCGCCGGGAAGCTTCTTCATCAACTGCCGCAGCGACTCCGCTCCGGGCATTGTAGGTCCGGTGGCTGGCGTCGATGGCAAGCCTACCGAGATCACCAATCCGCTGGAGCTATATCCGGGCTGCATCGTCCGCGCCACCATCAACTTCTACGGCTTTAACGCTGGCGGGGGGCAAGGTGTGGGGACGGGCCTGCGGAACATTCAGAAGATCAAGGAGGGTACTCGCCTGGACAACCGGAAGAAGGCGAAGGACGACTTCGACCCGATTGCGGAAGCGGAGATGGACGACGCACTGCTGTAGGAGATCGAGCCGTGATTATCAACGTCGATTTCGAGAGCAGGTCTCTTCTGGATCTGCGGAAGGTGGGGCTGTATCCATATGCAGCCCACCCCTCCACCGTGATCCTCTGCGCGGCCTATGCCGCGAACGATGGTCCGGTGCATCTATGGATGCGCGGGGATCCGGCCCCCGCGCTTCTGATCCGGGCGCTCCTGGAAGGCGCCGAATGGCACGCCTGGAACGCTCAGTTTGAGCGGGTCATGTGGCGCGACTGTTGGGCGCGTCCAGGGGAGCCGATGCACGCCTTCGGCGCCCCTGCGCTGGAGGAGTGGCACTGCTCGATGGCCCGAGGCGGGATCTACGGACTCCCGTTGGGACTGGCGCAGGCAGCATATGCATTGAAGATTCCCGAGACCAAAGATATGGGCGGCCGCGCCCTCATGCTCCGCATGTGCCGCCCCCGCAGCTTCAATGCGGACGGCTCTCCGGTCTGGTGGGAAGAGCGGGAAAAGATGGACGAGTTGGGGCGCTACTGCGCCAATGACGTGAAGGTGGAACGGGCCATCGCGAAACGGCTCAACCCGTTGTCGGACGTGGAGCGGCGGGTGTACCTGCTCGATCAGACGATCAACGACAGAGGCGTGCTGCTCGACGTGGAGTTGGCCAAGGCGTCCAAAGACTGCGCTATCCTCGCCGCCCTCCGCGCCGATGTCGAACTCGACAACATCACCTCCGGGGCCGTTCGCGCCACCAACAGACTCGCAGACTTGAAGCGGTGGGTCTGCGCTCAAGGCGTCAAGGTGGAGACCCTCGCCATCGGCGCCATTGAGGAGATGCTCCACGGCAAGTTGCCGCAGCCCGTGGCCGAGGCTCTGGCCATCCGCGCCGATGCCGCCAAGTCCAGCGTGGCCAAGCTGGACTCCATGCTCGAATACGCGCAGTTGGACGGGCGGCTGCGGGGACTGCATCAGTACTGCGGCGCAGCTACGGGACGCTGGAGCGGACGTGGGGTCCAGCCACAAAACTTTCCCCGCGGCACGATACGCGATGTCGAACGGCTGATCCCACTGGTGATGGAGCAAGACCTGGACATGATCGACGCCTACGCTCCGGTGATGGAGGTACTCTCTTCGCTGCTCCGGGCGCACCTGTGTGCCGAGGAGGGCTTCTCCCTGATGGCTGGCGATTACGCAGCCATCGAGGCGCGAGTGCTGGCGTGGCTGGCAGGCCAGGAGGATCTGCTGGCGTTGTTCCGCACGGGCGGGGATCCCTATGTGGCAATGGCCGGGAAGGTCTATCACACAACCAAGGTCTCCAAGGACCAACGGGCTTTCGGCAAGGTTGCCGTACTGGGCTTGGGCTACCAGATGGGCCGGAAGACCTTCCGGGACAACTGCGCCAAACGCGGCATCGACATCACCGAGGAGTTCGCCGCCGAGACGGTCCAGATCTATCGCGAGACCAATGACCGCATCAAGGCTCTGTGGGATGCGATGGATGCAAACGCCATCAGAGCCGTCCGCTCCCCCGGCTACCGTACCCACTGCGGCAGGATCACGTTTATCATGCGCCACGGCTGGCTGGAGATGATCCTCCCCGGTGGACGCTCCCTCTACTATGCGGAACCGCAACTGATCATGACGCAGACCCCGTGGGGTGAAGACCGCGAGTGCGTGAGTTGCATGAACAACTCCACTATGACCAAGCAGTGGACCCCCAAGAAGATGTACGGCGGACTGTGGGTGGAGAATGCCGTTCAGGCCGTCGCACGGGACGTATTGGCCGAGGCCATGCTCAAGCTCGAATCGGCTGGATTTCCTCTGGTTCTGACCGTCCACGATGAGATCGTGGCCGAGGTTCCGGGCGGCGCCGGGAGCCGTCTGGCTGAGTTCAAGGCCATTATGTCCGAGGTACCGGAATGGGCCGCGGGTTGCCCCATCGATGTCGAAGCGTGGGAAGGGATGCGATACCGGAAATGACTGCCGTCGAGTTCGCTCAATTGGCCTATGGACCCCTGTTGCCCATCGGTCCCCCCAACGGGATCATTGCGCCCAATAGCGGTCTCAAGCCCGAGAACATGGGCAAGTCTCCTGCCATGCTCAGGAACGGATTCTGGATGGGATACCCGTGGCCTAAGATCATCTTCAGCCCTTCGCAGATCGATGCATGGGGCGCAGGCATCGGGCTGCTCCTGGGCGAACTGGTGGCCATCGACATCGATGTCCGCGAGGAGCGGGTATCGAAACTGATCCGTTCGATTGTGGTGCGCCATCTCGGCAAGTGCGTGGCCATGCGGGTGGGGGAGGCGCCCAAGTGTGCCTTCATCTGCCGCAGTCAGGGGACCGCTCTGCTACGGCGCCAGATCCACTTCACGTATGAGGATAAGAAGCACATGGTGGAACTCCTGGCAGAGGGCCAGCAGATTGTCCTGTGGGGCATCCACCAACGCACCGGGGATCCCTACACATGGCCATTCGGCATCCCTCCTGTTGCGGATCTCCCCTACGTGGATCATGTGCTGATCGATGCCATGTTCGCCGATATCGAGCAGCAACTGAATGGTCTGAATATCATCACCAGCCCCACCGGGGGCGGACAGATAACCAGACGCGAAGACGTGGATCAGGACTGGCTCATCGGCCCCATCGACCGTGTCCGGGAAGCCGTCGAGCATTGCCCCAACACCCGCGCCAACTACCCGTCCCGGCAGGATGCCGTCCGTATGTGCGCCATGATCAAGGCGGCAACGCGCAACGAGCCGGATGCGGGTTTTGAGATCTGGATGAAGTGGGGGATGGAGTATCCAGACAACACCGAGGACTTCTGCATCGGTCTCTGGGAGACTGTCGGATCCTCCTTTTCCGTTGGGGCGGAAGCCCTCTACCGGGAAGCCCGGAAGCACGGGCTATCCACTGCGAAATACGACTTTGAGCCATTGGAGATCGAGATGCCGTCAAGCGTGATTCCCCTGCTATCGGCAGGCTGCACCGTCAAGAACTCCGAGATCTGGCTGGCTGAGAATCTGGTCGAGAAGTATGGCGATGATCTGCGGTGGGTGCGGGACCGCAAGATCTGGTACGTCTACCGGGGGGACATCTGGGTGGCGGACGTGTCGCTCATCATGAACTATTCGATTGAGTTCTGCTCCGGTATCGCCGCCCTTGTCGCTAACGATTCCCAACTGAAGAGCGCCGAGATCAAAGCCCGTGCGATAGCATCGGCGCACACGGTCAAAGCGGTGGCGCAACTCTCCGAGTCCATGCCCAAGGTGCAGGCCAATGTGGACACCTTCGATGCGGACAAAGACCTGCTCGGCGTGCCGGGGGGAATCGTGGACCTGCGGACGGGCGCCATGCTTCCGCTCGACCGGGAGCGGTACATCTCCCGGCGGACGACGGTGGCCCCGGTAAAGGCCGCGGCGCCGTTGTGGGAAGCCTTCCTGCTGGAAGCCTGCGGCGGCAATCTGACTAAGGTGGCCTACCTCAAGCGGATGGCAGGCTACTGCCTCACGGGGCGCACCGAGGAGCACGTATTCTTCCTGCTATGGGGGAGCGGCGGCAACGGCAAGAGCACCTTCTTGAACTGCCTCGCCGCCATCCTGGGCGAGTACTGTGCGACGGCTGCGATGGACACCTTCACCGCCCATAAGGATGCCGCTCACCCCGCGGGGATCGCCGCCTTGGCAGGGGCGCGGGTGGTGCAGTGCCAGGAGACCCGTCCCGGCCAGACATGGGACGAGGGGCTGGTTAAACAGTTAACGGGAGGGGACGCAGTCACGGCTCGGTTCATGTTTGGCAACCCCTTCACCTTCATCCCTCTTTTCAAGCTGATCTTCTCCGGGAATCACCAGCCGCATATCTCCTCAGTCGGACCTGCTATGGCGCGGCGCATCCATGTGGTTCCGTTCCAGTGCCAGCCGCGGGTGGTCAACAAGCTACTCGGTGAGCAGTTGCGCGACGAGTATCCGGCTATCCTGGCGTGGATGATCGAAGGCGCACGCGAGTGGTACACAGAAGGCTTGAACCCACCGCAGGAAGTGCTGATGGCCACCGAGGACTATCTGGAGTCGGAGGATACGATGGGGCGCTGGCTCCTGGAAAGTTGTGAGACCGAGACCCAAGGCCGCGGAAGGTCAGTGGAGCTATACGAGAACTGGCAGGACTGGTGCAACAGGCAGGGGTCGAACCCCGGCTCGAATGTGGTATTCGCCAAGAAGCTGAAGGAGCGGGGATTCCAGAGTCAACGCTACAACTCCGGGTTTGAATGGCATGGCCTCGTTCTCAAGAAAGCGGAGTAATTGCCAGTACTAAGCGGTTAGGTGGTACACTTCCGGTGAAATGCCAGCGCCTGCTGCGGAGTCCCCTTTCATCCATTTCATGCGGTTGTATCATGCGGACCCGTGCTTGTTCGTTAGGGAGGTGTTGGGGGCGACACCGGATCCGGCGCAGGCTGAGATTCTCCAGGCTGTAGCGGCAGGACACCGCAGGCTCTCTATTCGGAGCGGTCATGGAATCGGCAAGTCTACGACAGCGGCGTGGCTGATGCTCTGGACGCTCTTCACTAAGTTTCCAAGCAAGACCGTGGTGACGGCGCCAACTACCGCACAGTTGTTCGATGCGCTGTTTAGCGAATTGAAACGGTGGGCATCGAAGCTTCCCCTTCCCCTTCAGGAACTGATCGAAGTTAAGGCCGAACGCATCGAGTTGAAGAACGCTCCATCGGAGTCATTCATCACCGCCAGAACGAGCCGTGCAGAGCAGCCGGAAGCCCTGCAAGGCGTCCACAGTGATTTCGTTCTCCTCATTGCCGATGAAGCTTCGGGCATCCCGGAGTCCGTATTCGAGGCGGCAAGCGGCTCGATGTCCGGGCATCATGCGACGACGATCCTGTTGGGCAATCCGGTGCGATCAAGCGGTTTCTTCTACGACACCCATCATAAACTCGCCCCCTACTGGAAGACCTTTGTCGTCCCCTGCCACGCCAGTCCCCGCGTCTCTCCTGCCTACATCGAGGAGATGGCGACACGCTACGGCATCGACTCCAATGCCTACCGCATTCGCGTTCTTGGTGAGTTCCCCCGCGCAGACGACGACACGCTTATCGCAATGGAATTGATCGAAGGGTCAACGACTCGCGATGTCGATCCGATCCTGGGCGCCCCTCTCGTCTGGGGTCTGGACATCGCAAGGTACGGCCCGGACTCGACCGTGCTGCTACAGCGCCGCGGCAACGCCGTCACCTCGATCACCCGCTGGAGCAGGACAGATACGATGGAGACCGTAGGGCGGGTCAAGATGGCATGGGATACCGCGGCGCCGCAGGATCGCCCCGAGGAGATCTTGGCCGATGTCATCGGCATTGGCGCTGGCGTGGTGGATCGTCTGCGCGAACTCAAGCTTCCGGTGCGGGGGGTCAACGTGAGCGAGTCCCCATCGATCAAGGGCGGACACCACAACCTCCGGGCCGAGCTTTGGTGCAGCATGAAGGCATGGTTTGAGAAGCGCGATGTCCGCATCCCGCCGAACGAGCATCTGATCTCCGAACTCGCCGCCTGCAAGTTTCGCATCACTTCGGCTGGCAAGATTCAGATCGAGTCCAAGGATGAGGCACGCAGCCGCGGACTCCCCTCTCCCGATGTCGCGGACGCATTGATGCTCACCTTCGCCAGCACTGCGGCGACATCGATCCACGGCTGGTCCCCATCCGGGGCTTGGTCTAAGCCATTGCGCCGGAATCAGTTGGGTATTGTTTAATTGAGTGAAAACGTGGTATACCCTCTCCAATGGCCGATTTCCTCAATCCTAAGCGGTTAGGTCAAACACTTCTACCTTCCGATCCAAGTGCTAACCGCTTAGGTGAGGCAGAGTACGAAGTGCCGGAAACCCCCGTTGAGGAAGAAACCGGGATGTCCGAGGAGGATCTCCAGGCGTGGATCTCCAAGGAAGTCAACGATGCCGAACAAGTGATGGAAGCCATCCAGGATGACCGCATCAAGGCTGGCCGATACTATGACGGCGAGTTGTTTGGCAATGAGGAGAAGGGCCGCTCCCAAGTCATTTCCCGTGACGTGCATGACACCGTCCATGCTCTCCTGCCATCGCTGATCCGCATCTTCTTTGGCGCCGAACATGTTGCAGAATTTGTCCCGCGAGGCCCGGAGGACGTGGCCATAGCGGAGCAGATGACGGACTATTGCGATTACGTTTTGAAGCAGGAGAACGAAGGTTTCCTCCTGCTCCACAGCGTATTCAAAGATGCGTTGATCAAGAGCATGGGAGTGTCCATGTGGTGGTGGGACGACTCCTCCGAGACCTTTGAGGATGTCTACACCGGACTCGACATGGAAGCGGCCATGCTGGTCATTCAGGACGCCAAGCTCATCGGCGCCAAGGTCACTCTGGGCGATAGCGAGGACTTCGATCCGATCACCGGGAAAGCACTGATCGATGTCACCGTGAAGCGGGAACGACACCGCGCCCGGATCCGCGTCGAAGCAGTGCCGCCGGAAGAGTTTATCGTCAACCAAACCGCGAAGTGCATCGACTCGGCACGGCTCGTTGGGCGCCGATGGTACCGCAGCGTTTCCGATCTCGTCTCTAAGGGCTATGACCCCGAGGACGTGGAAGAGGCCGCGGGTGGGGATTGGGCATCCCTCTCGCAGCAAGAGGCTCAGGAGCGGTTCCCGGCCACGGCGCCTTACCCGGACGATCCGATGGATACGGCGAACCGCCCTGTGCTGTACGTCGAAGCGTACTGCCTGGTCGATTACAACGGCGACGGCATTGCGGAACTGCGGCAGATCTGCTGCATCGGCGAGGGGCTGAAAGTCGTCCGCAACGAGCCTGCCGATGAGAAGCCGTTCGCTCTCTTTTGCAGTGATCCGGTCCCCCATACGATCTTCGGCAACTCGGTGGCCGATCAGACGATGGACATCCAACTCATCAAGAGTTCGATCCTGCGCCGGATGCTCGACTCCCTGTCCCAAGCCGTGACCCCGCGGACATCGGTAGTGCAGGGGCAAGTCAACATTGAAGACGTTCTCAACAACGAGAATGGCGCCATCATCCGGCAGTTGGCCCCCGGCATGGTGCAGCCTTTCAATGTCCCGTATGTGGGCAAGGAAGCCCACCCGATGCTCGAGTATTGGGACCGTGTGAAAGAGGCCAGGACGGGCATCAGCAAAGCTTCCGCGGGTCTCGACGCCGATGCATTGCAGTCGTCCACAAGAGCAGCCGTCGCAGCCACCGTCAACGCCGCGCATCAGCATATCGAGCTAACCGCCCGAGTGTTTGCCGAGGTGGGCATGAAGCGGATGATGAAGGGGATCCTGGGCCTTGCCTGCCGCCACCAGGACCGGGAGCGGGTGGTGCGCCTGCGAGGCAAGTGGACTAAGGTCTCCCCGGCAAGCTGGAACGCCGATGCGGACGTGACAGTCAACGTGGCCGTTGGCAGTGCTACCGAGGAAGAACGCGCACGCGCTCTCCAGGAGATCGCCAAACGCCAGGAGGGAATCCTCCAGCAGTACGGCCCCGGCAACCCCTTGGTGACCGTCGCGCAGTACCGCTACACGCTCTCCAAGATCATCGAATCCGCAGGCTTTCGCGACCCCTCGCAATTCCTCAATGAGATCCCGCCCAACTGGCAACCTCCCCCTCCCCAGAACAAAGAGACCCCGGAGCAGATTACAGCGAAAATGCTGGCCGAGGTACAGGTTAAGCAGATCCAGGCGGACATCGAAATGAAAGCCGCGGAGTTGCAGCTTAAGCGGGAAGAGATGCTCCTCAAGAATGACCGGGAGCGGGACAAGAACGAAGCAGAGGTCATGCTCAAGACGCGGGAATTGGAACTCAAGTATCAGGGCGAGGTGGACCGCAACTCGATCAATCTGATGTTGGAGCGGGAACGGATGGCTATGCCGCCCAAGCCCCCGGAAGGGGCGCAGGCGCCGCCACCGGAACCTCCCCCTCAAGAGCCGCCACCGCCACCTCCCCCACCGCCAACGGACCCGCCGCCAATGGGTCCGCCAATGGGCGGGGGCGGACCACCAGAGCCGCCGATGATACCTGCGGAGCCTCAGGGTCCACCCCCGCCCATGCCCCCGCCTATGCCGCCACCGGAGGAGATAGATGGCTAAAGACGCCGAACACATAATCGCCGATGGGAAGACCGCGGAGCGCCTGCTGGCCGATGAGGTATTCCAGGCCGCTTGCGATGCGGTGGACCGCAAGTCTACCGACGAGTGGAAGAACTCCAAGATCGAGGACGTGAAGACGCGGGAATCGGCCTACTACACCACCCGCGCACTACAACGGATTCGGATCGAGTTGGCCGTTATCGCCGAGGACGGCAAGATGGCCGATCACAAATTGAAGCATGAGCAGGCGCAGCGGGAACCGCTGCGTGCTGGCCGTAGCTAGGAGACTGTATGGGAGACAACCAGACTGGACCTCTCGATGTTGAGGAAGCCGCAGCGGCTTTCGGCGCTTTGCCCGATGAGGATAACGAAGAGCCGGAAGAGGTAGACGGTGAGGATGCCGAGGACTCTGAAGAAGAGGGCGGCGAACCGGAATCTGACGACGAGGACGATGAAGAGGGAGATGCGGAGAACGAGGACGACTCTTATACCGTTAAGGTTGACGGCAAAGAGATCCGGGTATCCCGCAAGGAACTCCTGTCGAGCTATCAACGGCAGGCCGATTACACCAAGAAGTCGATGGCGCTGGCCGAGGAGCGCAAGTCGCATGAAGCGGAACTGACGAGCGTCCGCCAGGAGCGCCAGACGCTGGCGCACTGGGCGCAGCAGATGCTGGTTAAGTTGCAGCGGGAAGCTCCGGTGGAACCCGATTGGGACAACCTCCGGGCAACGGATCCGATTGGATTCGCTACCGCATGGGCCGAGCATCAACGCTACGCGCAACACCAGGCACGCATTGCGGAGCAGTACCAAGCCGTGATGGCGAAGAACAAGGAAGACGAGGCCCGTGCCCTGTCCCAGACGCTGGCCAACGAGGCAGAGCGTTTGGCCTTGGCTCTCCCTGAGTGGAAGGACGAGGCAAAGGCGGCGAAGGAGAAGACGGCCCTATTGCAGTACGGCAAGAAGGCTGGATTCACAGAGGAAGAACTCAATCAGGTCTACGATCACCGCACCGTATTGGTTTTGCGGAAGGCGATGAAGTATGACCAGATCCTCGCCAAACGCCCCGAGGTGGCTGCATCCCGGCAGACCCCCAAGGTGGCGCCCCCCGCCGGAACCATCCGCACGCGCAACAGTGCCGCGCACAAAGCCGCCCAACGACTTCGAGAAACCGGATCCATCGAGGATGCCGCAATTGCATTCCGGCGATTCGTCTAACAAGGACTCACTAACATGGCTATCAAAACCAATACCTATCTCCACTATGATACTAAGGGAGTTAGGGAGGATTTATCAAATCTGATAAGTAATATCGCACCTACGGAAACTCCTCTATTAACAATGGCAGGAACCGGACCCAAGGTGAAGAATGTTCTATTTGAATGGCAGACAGATAGTCTTGCCACCCCGGACTTGGCGAACGCCCGAGTTGAGGGGGAGGATTATGATAGTGTCGGATTACAAGCTTCGACACCTACCGTCCGACTCGGCAACTATGTGCAGATCTCATCGAAGTCCGCCATTGTCTCCGGTACAAATCAGGAGACAGAGAAGGCAGGCAGAGGCAACGATGAAATGCCCTACCAGTTATCGAAGCGTAGTAAGGAACTCAAGCGGGACATGGAAAGCATCTTACTCGACAACCAAGGGGCCGTCGCAGGCTCTTCGGCGGTTGCGCGTAAGACCGCATCCCTGCTGGCATTCCTCAAGACCAATGTCTCGATGGGCGCGGCGCCCGGAGCGAATCCCGTCTACACTAACATCCCCACGCAGCCGCGGGTGGATGGAGTGCAACGGGCTTTCACTGAGATACTGCTCAAAGCAGTCGTTCAGCAGGTGTATATCAGCGGCGGCGAAGTCAACACCATCATGCTCGGACCCGCGCAAAAGCAGGTGTTTTCGACGTTCGCCGGGATCGCGGCGCAACGCTACAACGCCGAGGGAGCCAAGGCTTCCACGGTAATTTCGGCGGTTGAAATTTATGTAAGCGACTTCGGAAACCTGCACGCAGTTCCGAACCGCTTCCAACGTAACCGGGACGCCTTCCTCTTAGACAAGAGCCTCTTTGAGATCCGTAAGTTGCGTGATTTCAAGATCGAGCCTCTGGCTAAGACCGGAGACGCCGAGAAGAAACTGCTCTTGAATGAGTGGGGACTTTGCGTGAAGAATGAGGCCGGATTGGGCCTCGTTGCTGATCTGACCTAACCATCCTCCGACTGGGGGCCGATCCGACATCGGCCCCCGATTTATAAGGTTCCCCCAATGGACTCCCGTATCCTCACCGATGACCTGGAAGGCGCCAAGCAGGAGCTTTTCCATACGGACGCCGATGGCTCGATCACCATCGAGCAGGTGCAGGACTGCACCGAGATCATCGAGCATAACCGCGCCATGTACAACCTCTCCGATGGGATCCCTCATTTCGGAGACGGGAAGTGCGTGGCGTCCATCCCGATAGTTATCTGGATGGAGCTACAACGCCAAGGGATCACCGAGGATCCCGCGGCCATGCGCCGCTGGCTGAATGACCCCGATAACCGCGCCTTCCGGCTCTTGCCGGGGAGGGTATAGATGGCCATCACCACCTACAGCGAATTGCAGAGCGCGGTGGCCGGATGGCTCAACCGCACCGACCTCACCGCACGCATCCCTGAGTTCATTGCCGTTGGCGAGGCCAAGCTGAACCGCCGTCTGCGGATCATGGATCAGTTGGCGGTGATCGACTTCCTGGTGGACGCCGAGTACATGGATGTCCCGGTGGATTGGGCGCAGACCGCGAACATTGAACATGACTCGCTCCAAGGTGGGGAGATCGAGTACCTGACCCCGCAGAAGTTCCTCGCCACCAGGCGCTGCGTGGCGCCTACGGGCAAGCCCGAGTACTACACGCTGGCCGAGAGGCAGATGCGCTTCGCGCCCGTCCCCGGTGAGCCGCAGCCCACCATCCTTCAGTACTACCGTCTGGTCCCGCCCCTGACCGATGCGGCGCCAACCAACTGGCTGCTCACCCGGCACCCGGACGTGTATCTGGCCGCGGCCCTGCTGGCGGCGAACACGTTCTTGAGGGACATGGAGGGAGTGGCTCTGGCGACGGCTGAACTGGCCGATGTCATCTCTTCGATCCAACTGGCCGATCAGCAGGACCGGACATCAACCACCCCGCTCATGAGAGCGCAACCGATCTAAGGAGTCATCATGGACGAGCAGGAATTGTGGGCTAATTTCGATCCCATCAAGGAGCGTGTCTACTCTCCCGGAAGCTTCGGCGGGGAGCCGCGGCGGATCACCATACCGGAGCGTGTCCTGGCCATCCGCGACATCGTCCCCACCGATGAGGAGATGGCCGCGGGGGACACCTTCGGATCCCGCAACAAATTAGCGGTCCAGTACGCGATGGAAGGCGACATCGTGGACACCCAGATTGATGTCTGGGGGTGGGGCGCCGAGAACACATACGATCAGCGCCGCGGCTACGGCTACTACACCGTGCCGGATTGCATCGGGCGCAACCTGATCCATACGATGCCAGCCATCGTCCCGGAGGAGCAGACATGAGTACCCTCCACTTTGTCCTCATCCTGCTGGCTCTGGTCTGCTTCCTGGTAGCAGCCGCAGGCACGCCGACCGGGCGCGTCAACGTGCTGGCTCTGGGGCTTGCGCTCTGGGTTTCAACTCTCCTGATTCCGAGGTAACTATCGATGCCGACAACACCCAATTTCGCGTGGCCCTATCCCGTTGTTGGCGCCGATTTGGACACATGGGGCAACATCCTCAATGCGACCGGGAACCTGATCGATGCCGAGATGTTCAAAAAGGCCAATGCGGCCAATCCAGTCTTTACCGGAGTGGTGACCGCACCCGCGTTTGTGGGCGATCCGATTGCGGTTCTGCGCCCCAAGACCGATGCCGCCGCCAGTATTCAATTCCAGAATGCGGCGGGAACTGCGGCCATCGCTTGGATCGACACGCCTTCCGGGGATATGTCCGTTACAGGCAATATCACCACAACTCTCTATCGCGGCAACCCCAGTGTGATTCTGCGCCCGTTTGTCGATGGCATCAACGGCATCCGGTTTGAACGGGCGGACGGGACGTTAACCGCAGGGGTTGACACAGTTAATGGGCGGCTCAAAGCGGCCTCAGCGGTATTCGCGCCTTTATTCTCCTCCGACACCGCTGTAGCTATCCGCCCCAGTGCGAACAGCGCGACAGCGATCAACCTCCAGAACGCGGGAGGGGCGATTATAGTAGCCCTCGATACAACGGCGAATATACTCGCCGTAACGGGTGCGGTCACCGCCGTCAGCGCGGCATTCCGTACCACCGGGGCAGGACTCCAACTCCCTCTGGCTATTGATAACGGGGCCACTGGAGTGAGTGGCGCGGGGATCGCCTTCCGCGTCTCCGATTCGGCATCTGTCGGATACAACTCCGCTGGCCGCATCTACGGTGTATTTGACACTCCCAGTTGGGCGGGCGCACGCATCACGCTCCAATCGCAGGACGTGAGCAACACCCCTATCGATACACTCAGCGTGAAGAACGGGTGTGTCGGCATCAAGGTCAACACACCATCAGAAGCACTGACCATCAACGCGATTCCCTATGCCGCCAGCCAAGCCGGGGGCATGATGCTCACCTCGCCTGGAGGGGAGTTCCGGGGGCGCGTGTTCCTGACCTCGAATGCCGGGGGAGTAGGTTTCCTGTCGATGCAGATGTCATTCACCGGGAGTCCGTGGGTGGGTATCAGCCTCGATCAATCGGGCAATATCTTTATTCCAAACTTACCTACCGCCCCCCTTCCCGCAGGGTCAAAAGGGCTTTGGTGCGACACGGCGGACGGGAATCGTGTGAAGTACGCAGTTTAAGGACAAGGAGCCAACTATGGCAATGACAAGTGAACAATCCGCGGCGCTCATGGTAGAGCCGGTATTTAGAGGCCGGGTGCAGGTCTGCTGCATCCGCTACGCCGATTCCATCAACACCGCGAACAGCAACGCCATTGGCCATGTCTCCCTGGAGAACTGGGCCAAAGCGGTGTACCAGCAACCGTCGCAGATCGCGGCGCAGGTGCAGCCATTCGCGGTAATGGACCCGGCGGTGCAGACTGCTGGCGTCGATGCCAATGGCCTCGCACTAATCGATGACGCGGGGCTGCAAGCGGCTACGGAGGCAGTCGTCAATAAGACGATCTGAGCTTATGGAAGACCAGCAGATTGAAGAAGCCGTCGCTCAGGACACCTTCCCCCTGGACGATGCCGCTATCGAGATCATCAGTGAGATCCATCAGCAGATGGAACCGCTGAACCTCCAACTGCAAGCGGTCCTGAGTTACTTCGCACGCCAGCACAAACTGCAAGGCAAGTGGCAACTCGCGCCCAATCGCAAGGAGCTAATCAAGGCGCAATGAAACTGTTTGAGGTGGCCATCCCGCCGGGAGTCGTCAGGTTGGGGACTGAGTTGCAGTCCTCAGGCCGATGGTGGGACTGCAACCTCGTCCGGTGGGTGGAGGGTACGCTCCAGCCTATCGGCGGGTGGGCCGCGCTCTACTCCGGGGTGGACTCGACTCACCTCACAGTGACGGGCAAGGCGAGGGCCGCGCACTCCTGGCGGACCAACTCCAACGTCCCGTTCATGGCCATCGGCACGCACTCCCATCTCTACGTCTACACGGGACTGGAACTCTTCGACATCACCCCGGTAGGGCTGGCTCCCGGCAGGGAGGACACCGAGTCCTTTACGGGCTATGGCATCGGGATTTACGGCAGGGGGACTTATGGCACGCAGCGGCAGACCGCAGGCGCCACCGAGGTGGCGACGACGTGGTCACTCGATAACTTCGGCCAGGATCTGTTGGCGGTTCATAGCGACGACGGGCGGCTGATGCGGTGGTTGGGAGACCCCGCCTTCCCCGCCCTGCCAGTCGTTGCCACCACCGGGACCATCCCCATCAACAACAAACTGGTGATGGTCACCGAGGAGCGGTTCTGTATGCTACTCGGCGCCAGCGGGGATCCCCGCCGGATCCAGTGGTCGAGTGCGGAGGACTACACCGCATGGGCCATCAGCGCCGTCACCTCCGCAGGCTTCCTGACCTTGCAGACTCCCGGCGTCATCAAAGCCTGCTGCAAGGTCCGCAAGCAGAATCTGATCGTCACCAACCTCGATGCCCATGTGGCCAACTATGTGGGGTACCCCGCATTCTACGGGCTGGACCGAGTGGCCACAGGCTGCGGCATCATCGGCAGTAAGGCGCTGGAATCGAGCGACGATGTTGCCTATTGGATGGGGCAAGGCGGGTTCTACAAATACGACGGAGCGGTGACCGTCCTGCCGTGCGCCGTCCGCGAGTACGTCTTCAACTCGCTCAACATCGGACAGGCGGAAAAGGTCTATGCCATCCGGTTGCCGGGACTGTCCTCGATCAAGTGGTTCTACCCATCGGGAAGCTCCATCGAATGTGACCGCTATGTCGAGTACAACTACCTGCTCGATGTCTGGTCCTTCGGCAACGTGGCCCGAACCTGCGGCAGGCACAAGGGAGTCTTTACCTATCCCGTTTATGTCGATCCCGCAGGCAAGCTTTGGGCGCATGAGCAGGGGCGGGACTACACCGGGGAGGTTCCCTGGATCGAGAGCGGTCCCGTCGAGATAGGCGATGGTGGCAGGGTCTACGATCTGCTCCAGATCCTCCCCGATGAGCGTACCGCGGGACAGGTCCAGGCGAGGTTCCGCAGCCGCTACTGGCCTAACGGCCCCGAGTCCGCCCACGGTCCCTATTCGCTCACCAGCCCCACCTCCATCCGCTTCAGCGGCAGGGAGATCAGCGTGCGGGTGGAGAGCGCCGGGAACCATGACTGGCGCGTGGGGCGCTTTAGATTCGATCACACGTTAAGGGGGGCTAGATGAAGCTATCCGATCCCCCCATCCGCTATGACCAGAAGATCCAGCGGACCCTCCAGCATACGGTCGAGCAGGCCGATGAGCAGAACCGCAAGAAGGGGGCTGACATCGAGGTCCACCCCGCCCGATTAATCCTCCGCGCCCCCAACGGAAGCCGTTGGATGGTGCAGGTTTCCAATGGTGGAATTTTGAGCACGGTAGCTCTCCCCTAAGCAGGTTAGGAATGGATACACTCAGCCCCTTTGAAATCTCGCTCCACAAGGACCGCATCGAATCGGCGCTCGTCTACAGCGGCGGCACGCATACCTATGAGGACATCGTCCGCGGCATCGAGGAGAACAAGTATCAACTCTGGCCCGGACTCAACGCGACGGTCCTCACCGAGATCATCGTGTACCCGCAGAAGCGCATCATCCACTGCTTCCTGGCCGCGGGGGATCTCCGGGAGATTGGCGCCATCCGCACTTGGGCTGAGGAATGGGCGCGGCGGGAAGGCATCGATGCGGTAACGCTCACCGGGAGACCGGGATGGGAAAAGGTATTGGCCAACGACGGCTACGTCAAGGCCAGCGTGAGCCTGGAGAAAGATCTGAAGGAGGCGCCCGATGGGGAGCAGCAAATCAACGACTAGTGAGCAGCAGACCTCCGCGATTGACCCGCAGTTGAAAGAGATGTATATGCACAACTACGCTGATGCACAGCGCGTTGGGCAAGGCGTCACCAACTTCGGGCCATACGACGGGCCGCGGGTGGCTGGACCCACCGATGCCTATGCCAATGCCGCCGGGACCGTGAATGGCATCGCAGGGGCATTGAATAGGGACATCCCGTCCTATGCCGCGGGTTCCACAATGAACCGCGCCGAGGGCTGGCTGAACGATGCGGCAAATTACCGCCCCGGACAGGTTGGCGCCTATGGGTACGATCCCTCGCAGTTCTACATGGACCCCGCCAGCATGAGCGCGGCGCAGCAGGACATCTACGCGATGGACCGGGGCGGGATCAGGGACCAGACCAATGCCGCGGTTCCCCGCGGCAACATCCGGGACGTGAACTTCCAGCAGGTTCCGCGGGAACTGGTGCGGGACCAGCAGTACAACGGCGTCAACCGCGGGACCGTCCGCGACATCTCCGCGGACCAGATTCTCCCCGGCATGGCGCAGTATCAGAATGCCTACTCCGATCAGGTGATCGACCAGTCCACCAAGGATCTAGACAGGGCGCGGCAGATCTCCCAGATGCAGAACGGATCCGATGCCGTGCGGCAGGGCGCCTTCGGGGGCGGCAGGCACGGGGTGGTCGAGTCCGAAACCAACCGGGGCTTTGCGGACGCCACCGCGAGGATGTCCGCCGAGGAGCGCCGGAACGCTTTCAACGTGGCAGGACAGTTGAGCGGACAGGACGTGAGCAACAAGCTGCAAGCCGGGATGGCCAATCAGGGCCAGGACGCGCGGTTTGCGGACTTTGCCCATCAGGGCGGGATGGCCGCGGCGGCAGGCAATCAGAATGCCGATCTGGCTATGGCCAACCTGCGCCAGCAAGGTCTCTTAACCGCAGGACAGGCCAATCAGAGCGCCGATCTCAACATGGCGCAGCAGTACCTGCAAGGCGGACAGGCCGCGCAGGCCGGGAATCAGGGGATGGACTTCCAGGCCGCTCAGGCGCGGCAACAGGCTCTCAACCAGGGGGCGTCGAGCAACACCGACAGGATGATGCAGGCGCTGATGGCCAACGCTGGCTACGGCCAGCAGGCAGGACTCGCCAACCAAGCCGCGGCCATGCAGGGATCGCAGTACAATGCCGGGGCGCGAACCGCGGCGGACACCGCGAATCAACAGGCCGGATTCCAGAATATCTCGCAGTTGCTTCAGGCTATCCAGCAAGGCCAGTCGCTGGCCAACCAGCAGTACCAGATGCCGATGGACGCAGCCAGCAAGCAGTTCCAGTTGGATCAATACTCCAGGGGCATCACCAACGAGCAGATCCAGGCGCAGATGCAGGCGTGGGACGATGCGCGGTACGCGGGTCTCCCCGGTCTGCAATTGCAGGGCGGCGCACTCGGAATGCAACTCCCCAACCTGGGGATGAGCAGCACGGGAAGCGCATCCACCAAGCAGTCCCAATCGCCGATGCAGAACCTTGGACAACTGGCGGGTCTCGCCGGAATGTTCATGTAAGAGAGATTCACTATGCCTGACTTCCGCAAGAGTATCGAGGACGCCAATTTCAAGCCCGTGATGGAGCGGATCTCCACCACCGGACCCAATGCCGCGGGGGAGCAGGAAACGTGGCAGAACCCCCGTGATCAGTTGAGCCAGTCTTCCGCCGCGGAGCTAGCAGAACTGATGGGCGCCACCCAATCCCAAGTGCGCTATGAGGCTGGACCGTACTCGCAGAACAAGCCGCAGTGGCAGATCGATTTCGGTGGCCCGGACAAATACGATGCGGCAATGGTCTGGGAGCGGTACCAGAAGAACCCCGAGTCCTTCAACCAGCAGATGGCCGATGAACTCAAGTCATCGGGAGGCCCGTCCGTGGTGCAGCAGGAGTTCGACGCCGGGAAGCTGAACGGGGGACACGGCGCTGGCGCAGGCGGCGCGGGTGGCGGGGGCGGCATGGGACTGACGCCGGGACCGAAATGGCCCGATGCGCCGCCCCCCAACATCCCCGGTCCCGATTGGGAGATGCCTGCGGTCCCCGGACCCACGGGCAAGGATCCGGTCCCGCTCCATCCCGGCACGGGGGTCCAGGATCCCGGCTCCTACAAACCAGGCGGGATCCCGGCAACTCCATCGACCGGATTCCCGCGACCGATCGATCTCACCAACGGCCAGCCAGCAGGCGCCAATGCCGGATCGAATGCCGTGGACGCGCAACTGGAGTTGCCGCAAGTGGTGACGCCGAGGGGATACACCCCGCGGCCCTACATCGACCAGCCCGTCTCGCTCCTCAATTCGAGC